ACGTTCCAACGATTTGATGGAATCGTGAGACGTCAAAATACCGTTAGTCAGTTGGGCGATCGCCTTACTGTTTTCCGCAATGGCCAACGAGTTTTGGCCAACAATTCGAGACAGTTCTTTTATAGTCAAGGGTTCTTTCCTCGCCGGATAGCATCCGGCTTACTCCATTGTAACTTCCTGAGTGGCTAAGCAGCGCACCGAACAAGACATCATAGCGACCGCAAAAAAGCGCTTCGCGCTCGCCGAATCGGCGGAAGAAGACATCCGGCGCGAGGCGCGCATCGACCTCGAGTTCGTTGCGGGCGAACAGTGGGACTCGGACGACCGCAACCGGCGCCAGTACGGCAACGTCCGCCGGCCTTGCCTCACCTTCAACAAACTTACCGGGCCGCTCAACCAAGTTTCGAACGAAGCCCGTTTGAACCAGCTCGGCATCGAAGTCCATCCAGTCAACACCAGAGCGGACGAGGAAACCGCCGATGTGATCGAAGGCATGATCCGCCACATCGAATATGCGTCCAAAGCGGACCAGGTCTACGAAACCGCGCTCGAGCAGGCCGCGGCGTGCTCCTTCGGCTATTTCGAGATCACCACGCAGTTTGTGTCGCCCACGAGCTTCGACCAGGAGCTGCGCATCGAAGGGATTCCCGATCAGTTTTCCGTATTGCTCGATCCCTACGCCACGCAACCGGACAAGTCGGACATGAATTGGGCGTTCAAAGCGGAATGGATCACCCGCGAAGAGTACGAAGACCAGTATCCCGATTCGCAGATGACGAGCGTGGGGTTCTTTCAGAACGTGTTGAACCCCGCGCCGGGCTGGATCGGTACGGACGGCGTGCGTGTCGCGAACTATTGGGTAGTTGAAAAGACTCCGCGCACGCTCGTTGCCATCGAGTTTCCGGACGGCGTCGTCTCGGGCGTTTACGAAGACATGATCGGCGCAGAACTCCCGCCGGACCTCAAATACCATCTGACGCCGGACGGCAAGAAGATCAAGCGGCTGACCGAATCGCGCGAAGTCAAATGCTACAAGATCAACGGCATTGAAATCCTCGAGGAGACGGACTGGCGCGGCCGCTGGATTCCGATTCTGCCGGTGCTCGGAAAAGAGATGTGGATCAATGGCCGCCGGCGGATCTTCTCTCTCATCCGTTTTGCGCGCGATGCGCAGCGCCTGTACAACTTCTACCGCTCGCAGGAAGCCGAAATCGTCATGCTGGGGACCAAAGCCCCGTGGATCGGCGCCAAAGGCATCTTCAAAGACACCCGCTGGGATACGGCGAACGTAGTCCCGTGGGCGTACATCGAATACGAACCGCTCGACATCGCCGGCAACCCGGCGCCGCCGCCCGCGCGCAACACGTTCGAGCCGCCCATCCAGGCGCTCTCGATCGGCGCCGCGCAGGCCTCCGAAGACATCAAGGCAACTACCAACGTCTTCGATGCATCGCTCGGCGCCCCGGGCCCGGAATCTTCGGGCATTGCGATTCAACGCCGGCAGAACCAATCGGGCGTCTCCAACTTCCATTTCATCGACAACCTGAAGCGTGCCATCCGCCAGTGCGGCGTGATCCTGTGCGACCTCATTCCGCACATCTACGACACCGCCCGCGAAGTACAGATTTTAGGCGATGACCGCAAGCAGGAAATCGTGATGGTGAACGCGCGCTTCGAGGATGAGCGCGGCAAGTCTCACGAGTACGATTTGTCAGTTGGCGATTACGACGTCGCGGTAGAGGCCGCGCCGTCATACCCCACGCAGCGCCAGGAAGCCTACGCCCGGCTCGCCGAGATCACGCAAGCCTACCCGCAGTTCCTGCAGATCGCAGGCGACCTGCTCTTTCAGAATGCGGACTTCCCGAACGCGAACAAGATCGCGGAGCGTTTCCAGAAAACCTTGCCGCCGGCCTTGCAGGATAACGAGGACCAGCCGCCGGTGCTGCCCGCGATCGCGCAGCGTATCCAATCCGATGCGCAGACCATCGAGCAGCTCACCGCCGCCCTCAAGATCGAAAAAGAAAAAGCGGACGGCAAGGTACTCGAGCAGGCCTCGAAGAACCGCATCGACATCATGAAGATCCAGTCGGAGAACTGGCAGGCCGCGCTCAAGGCGCAGGTCGATCTGCTGGTCGCAGACATCAAGGCCGGTTCCACCGAAAACGTGGCGCTCTTAGGCGAGCGCACCGCAGCAATCCAGCACCTGATCGGCTTACTGAGCCGCTCGGATGAACCAGTGGCGCCGCCCGCGGCAATGCCGGGCGCGCCGCTCTTGCAATGAGTTCTTGACCTATGACAGACGAAGTAAACGTTTCTACCGGCGCGGACGGGACCGCGTCAGAGCCCGACCCATCGGACCCGACAGGGTTCAAGGCGTATGCGAAGGCTCGGATGCAGGGTGAAGACCCGCCGGCGGAAACAGGGAAGCCCGCAGCTCAGGCGCAGGGTGAAGGCGGAAACGCCGGGACCGCGCCGGATACTGAAACCGCGCCGGACTCGGAACCGGAGAAGCAGGATTCGGATACAGACGAAGAAGAGGGCGACACCCCGGAGGAGAAAAAACTCCGTTCGGGAAGCCGCAAACGCCGCTTGGATCGTCTGGAAAAAGAGAACGCGGAACTCACGCGCCGCCTCGAGGCGGCCGCCGCGCCGCCGCCGGCCGAAAAACCGGCGGCCGCTCCGGACCCCACGCGTCCCAAACCGCTGTTGAAAGATTTCAAGACGCTCGAGGAATACAACGAAGCCTTGACGGATTGGAAGCTCGATCAGCGGGAAGCGGCGCGCAAGGCCGAGGACGACAAGAAGGCGCAAGAGGCGACGCTTAAAACGGAACAGGATGGATGGAAGAAGCGGGAAGCCGCGGTTGCGAAAGCACACCCGGATTACCAGGAAACCATCGAAGCGGTCAAAACGCCGTCAGGGCCCGGCGTGCTTGCCATGCGGCAGGCATTGCTCGAGGAGGAAAGCGGCGCGGAGATCCTGTACCACTTAGCCAAGCATCCGGAGGAGCTTGAACGCATCGCAGCGTGTACGCCCGCAAGGGCGGCCGTTGAGATCGGCAAGCTCGCCGCCGCGTTAGAAACACCGAATCCTGGGACCAATGGCAAGCCCAAAATAACGGGCGCACCCCCGCCACCGTCCCGGCTTACCAGACCTTCAGGACAACATTCCGATTCGATCGACGATCCCGCAGTACAACGCGACTGGAAACGTTGGGCGCGAGCGAGGGAGGCGCAAACGAAAGGCCGGTAAGTAATTGAGTGTGAATACCCTTCTCACGATCCAGGGACTTCAAATCAACTGGCTCGGTTGAGTAATCAGCCGATGAAGAACGCAGTGAATTCAGCGAAACCCTACCGGCGCAAGCCCACGGCAACGCTGAGCCAAGCCGCGCGAGCGGAAGGTGCAACGACTATCCCCGCCGGGGGAGTAGAGCCAAGCGGCTCCAAGTACTGCGCGTCCCTATGGGACGGTGACATAGTCTGGCCTGCACGGAAACATGCAGCAGCCCGCATCCAGACGGGCGGTCAGGATGTAGCGAATCCTGATGAACATCGACCGATGATAACTAACGAGTTACTTCTGCGGTTCAAGAACAACCTCGGATTCTCAGGCGCGATCGCGCATACCTGGGATGACAAATTCGGCGTAGAGGGCGCAAAGATCGGCGACACGCTGCGCTTGCGCGATCCCGTCAAATTCCTCGCAGTCAAGAGCCGCGTCATCACCCCGCAGGACGTCACTGAAACCGCCAAGACCCTCACCCTCACCACGCAAGCTAACGTTTCGTTCCAGTTCAATTCGGCGGAATTGAAGCTCTCGATCGATAACTTCCGCGAGCGGTACCTCGATTCGGCAGCCGTCGCGCTCGCAAACATTGTTGACGTGGACGGGCTCACGCTGGCCTATCAATCCACGGGTAACAGCGTCGGCACGCCCGGCACGCCCATCGCTTCGCTTGATCCCTTCTGGCAGGCCGGCGAAACGCTCGACACCTTCAGCGCTCCGATGGACGGCAAGCGGACCATGTGCATTCCGCCCAAGATCCAGACCGCCGTCTTGAAAGCCGCGCAAGGCCTCTTCCAATCGTCCACCCAGGTCAAGCAGCAGTACGAACGCGGCCGCATGGGCACCATGGGTGGCTTTGAGTGGGTCATGGACCAGAACTGCCGCACGCATACTGTGGGCCCGCTCGGCGGCGCTCCGCAGGTAGGCGCCGCGGGCCAGACCGGCTCCTCGCTCGCAGTCACCGGCTTCACTGCGGCCGCCGCGCTGCGTCTAAAGAAGGGCGACCAGTTTACCCTTCCTACGGTGTTCGCGGCGAACCTCGTTTCGGGCGACACGCAGCAGGACCTGCTCAAGTTCGTGGTTACTGCGGACGTGACTTCGGCCGCGGACGGCTCGGCAACGATCCCGATCTATCCGGCGATTATCACGAGCGGACCGTATAAAACCGTCTCGAACTCGCCCGCGGCCGGCGCGCCGTTGACGATCACCGGCACCGCCAACCAGCTCGAGCTGAACGGCGTGGCATTCCACCAGGCGGCGTTTGTGCTCGGCATGGCGCCGCTCCCGCTGCCCAAAGGGACGGACATGGCGGCCGCGGCCGTCGATCCCGATACCGGCGTCAGCATCAGGTCCATAAGTGACTACGACGTGATAAACGACCTCTTCATCACCCGTTGCGATATCTTGTACGGCCACTGTGCGCAAAGGCCAGAATGGGCTTGTAGAATCGAGCAATAGTGAACATATTGGCCTGGCGATTGACGAGAGAAGGGCGATGTTATTTGATCTTAACGAAGCCTGTCCGCTCCTTGAGCGCTGCAATATCGCGGTCATGGTCGCGGGTGTTTTCTTCAATCCGTCCTAAGCGGACAATGATGTCATCCAGCCGTTTGTTCTGGTTCAAAAACCCGAAGATCAGGACGACGATCGTAGTGATCTGCGTCAGGATCAGTGGGATTCCGATCTGGAAAAACGGTTGCTGCCACCATGGGACAGGGGTCATTTGATACCAGCTTAGCAAAGGAATAAACAAATGCCGGACATAGCTACACGCACTACCACGCCGCCCGAGGGCGGTTTCGCCGCAGGTTACCCGAAGGTGTTTTTCTCGGTCTATGAGAAACACCCTCCGGAAGTTGTCTTTAACGAAGAGGACGAAGCGGCCATCGACAAAAAGTACTGGATGACGATACCGCCTGAAACCCCGGCGCCATGACGATATGAGTCTGCAAATCTGGCAGAACGTCAACGCGCCCATTCGGGTGGCATGGGGCGCGGCGGGAGACGCGCAAATGCCGCCCGATTGGCGGCCGGTCACGATTCCGAATCAGGCGGCCTACCCGAAGCTCTGGGGCAACATCAATTTGTGGCCGCTCCTGCTTTACAACGATTCGGAATCCATCGG